CAGAAATCATGAAAGATGGTGAACGCATTATCAGCATTTTCAAAACCGCAGATAGAAGTACGTTCTTACACGAAATGGGTCATGTATTCTTTGACGACATTAAGAACCTAGCAGAAATGGAAAACGCCCCAGAGCAACTTGTTCTAGATTGGAACAAGTTGAAAGAGTGGTCTGAATGGGATAATGCGAAAGGTGCTGACAATACAAAGGCACATGAAAAGTTTGCTCGTGGATGGGAAGCATACCTTCGTGAAGGGAATGCTCCTACAAAAGGATTACAACGTGTATTCCGGATGTTCTCAAAGTGGTTAACTCGTATCTATCGTGCGGTGACACGACTAGGCGGATTGCCACCTAAGGAAATACAAGATATCATGGCACGTATGATCGCTACCCAAGAAGATATAGATGCCTACACAAAAGAGCAAGCACTTGAACAATTTGAATCTAGCAAGTTATTTAAACAGCTCGATGAAGCTGAGCAAGCAAAGGTTCAAAGCTATATTGCCGACGTCGGGGAAATGGCGAAAGAACGTGTCATGAAGCGGTATATGAAGGAATTGGAAAGTCGTCCAATCAAAGAATGGAACGATGAAAAAGATTCTATTCAAGCTGATATCGAAAAGCGTTTAATGGAACAGTACCCAATCTATAAAGACCATCAACGCTATAATGCATTTGGTAAGGATGCACTAACCAATACTCGATACGGCACACTAAAAGAATTAGAAGCTGCTGAACGTGAGCAAACCGGATTTACGTTTGACGAAGCTGTTAATCAGGCTATGGAATCTGCCGAGCAGGCATTTATTGAGGATAACCATATTGGCAAATCTAATATAGAAATTGCTGAGGAATGGTTATTATCTTCAGATGGTCAAATGAAATTAACTGAAGAGGAAGCTAAAATCATTAAGTCACAAACCAATCGAGACCTTGCTAAAAACTGGGAACTACTCGACAGGTTAAATCGACTTGATCCTAATTCAGAAACAATTGAATCTGATTTAGAGCCAATTGCAAAACGAATAATTGGTGATAATGAAAAAGTCGCTAAAGAATTAGGGGCCGCAGTAAAAGAACTTGATTCTGCTCAAGACCGTATTGAAAAGCTAAAAGCACAATTACAAGAACGTATTAATAATGTACGTGCTATCCGAGATAGTGGTGTAGGTGTGATAAGTGATTATATGAACCGTGCTAGACAGGAATTAGGCGATTTGACCTTATCCCAAGCTAGTCAATATAAGAAATATCAAAACCAAGCTATTCGTGAAGGTAAGCGTGCCGATAGAGCATTGGCCGTTAATAAGCTGGAAGAGGCTTTACAAGCTAAACAGTTACAACTTTTGAATCAAGCGAGGGCCCGTGTTGCGTTTGACAATGCACTCCGTATTAAAAAGTTAAGAACTAAGTTACTTGATAATCTAAATAGGATGACACGACCTAAGAATCCTATTACTATTGAGCCTAACATGCGTTACTTCTACGCACATATGGCATATCAAATGGGGTTGACTAAATATGATGGGCTTGAGCCAGTAGATGGCTTTAATATGAATGCCGTTATTAATGCATTGGATCCTGATGCGGATATTCTAGGTGACCAAAGTATTACATTTCTTGACCCATGGATTGTGCAGCTATTCTACGGTAAAACACCTATGTCATTTAAAAATCTAACAGTGAGTCAGTTGAACACACTGGAAGAATTAATGACAGGTATGTATAAGAATGGCCGTAATGCTTATGAAGGCTCGACTATCCTTAATGATAAAGGCGAACCTATTACATTTGACGAGGCAGTAGATGGCATATTAACGGAAGCAATCGATACTTTTGGCAAGGTTAATGGAAATGTATTTAACGCACAAAACAATCAAACTGGTTTGGAAGCCGTTGCAGGACTTATTAATAAAGGCAATTTATCATTGCTCAAGGTTGAAACATTCTTACGCCGATTAGGACCAGATGCTGTGAAATATATCTATGATCCGATTAGCCGTGCAACACAAGCCTTTAATGAACGCAAGGAAGTGTCCATGCGTAGATTGGCAAAAGATGTATCCTCTGTGTATGGTAAGCGTGAATTATTTAACATCCGAAATAAGCATATGTACGATGTTGGGGAATTGCGTAATCTAACCAAGGAACAGGTCATTGCATTAGCTTTGAATTGGGGTACAGAACGTAACAGACAACGGGCAATGGAAACGGCCAAGGTAACTGAAGTTGAAATGGAAAAAGCCTTTCAAGAAATCCTCACCAATAAAGATTGGGAATTCATTATTCGGACATGGGATCATATCAATTCATTCTATGAAGAACGCAGCAAGGTCCAAGAGGAACTTTATGGGAACCCATTGAAAAAGGAAGAAGGTATCATATTCACTATTGGTGGTAGAACTATCAACGGTCAGTATTACCCAATTGTGTATAATCCGGAAGTTAATGCAAGTATATCTGATAAGGAAGTCGAAGATATTGCTAAGACTATGGTTAGTAGTAATGCGATATTAGGAACTGGCATGAGTGCGACTAAAAGCCGTTTAGATGAGGTTAAAGGTAAATCTTTATTGCTAGACTTTGATGTCATTTCTAATGCGATTACTGAGTCAATCAATCATATAACTATGCGTAAAGCTGTGACGGATGTGAATCGGTTAGTAGCCAATAGAGAATTCCAAAACTATATTGTTGAGAAATTCGGAATGAATTCTTATCAATTTTTGCGGACTTGGGTCCGTGATAATTGGAAAGATGAGGCAGCTAAATTAGATGCATTTGGTAAGATTGTAACAACACTAAAACGGAATACATCTATGGCAATTATGGCCGGCCGTGTATCAGTCGCCATTCAGAATACTTTGAATATTCCTGTTGCCGTATATCGTATTGGTGCGGGTAATGTCCTTCAAGCTGTTAACCATGCAGGGGTAGGGTTCTATGGCCACGGTACAGAAACCTATAATAATACTCGTGATTTTGTTATGGAGCAATCCATATTCATGAGGGAACGTATTCAAACTTTAGATAAAGACCTAAAAAAAGGATTAACTATCCAAGGAAAAGGGTTCCGTATTAATGACAAGAATATCGGTGGGTACAAGTTTGAAAAAGGTGCTGAAATCCGTGATGAAATTAATAACATGGGATTCCGACTGCTCACGGAAACAGACTTCGCATTATCCGTACCAGTATGGAAATTTGCATATGATCAAAAGGTTGCTGAACTTCAATCTAAGGAAGGGGTAAGTACTGAATGGATTAATCAACAAGCAATTGAGGCAGGTGACCGAGCAATACGGGATATATTCGGAAGTGGTGACACTAAAGATGCAGCAGCTATTCAACGAGCAAGAAATCCATTAACGCAGTTATTCGTTCCTTTCTACTCATACGCCAACACTCTATACAACATCATTGCTGAAGGTTGGTATGCAGGCAAAGATAGGGGTGACTGGAATCAATTTGCACGAATGCTATGGTGGACAGTTGTATCACAAGCAATTGGTATGGTGATTTATAAATCCATGACAAATGGTGATGATGATGATCCAGAATCTATCGCCAAGTCTTTTGCAGAGGAATTTGTACAACAAGGAACCATGGGTATTCCGTTAGTGAGAGATATAGCCACTATGGGTATGAAATTTATTTTAGGAGAACGTCCATACAATAAAGGTAATACAGTAATGGGATTAAGTATCTTTGAGAAATTATGGGATACCGGTCAAGCTATCTCAAGTGACAATAAAGATATCGTTGATGTAGGCCGTTCGCTCAGTCAGGTTTCTAACCGTGTAACTGGTTTTAGTGATACCGTAACCGATGCTTTCTGGACGTTGTTGCGTGTAGGGCTAACTGATACGGATGCCAAGATTGAAGATGTATTCATGTCAATTTTGTTAGACAAGCGTTTAAAGACTAAAAAAGAAAAGAAGAAGAAAAAATAAAAGTAAGGACTACCTAGTTTTAGGTAGTCCTCTTTATATGCAAAGAAAGGCGGGATATTGTGATTCCACAAGTCAACAATCCAGTTGTTCAATATCAATGTGATGGGGTTAACAAGACTTATATTTGGCCATATGACTTTAATAATATTAAAGACATTAACCTTATTCTAGTTGATGAAGATGGACGACAAACGGAGCAAACAGGGAACATCTTATATGATGCACAGAATAAAACTTTAACGTATCCAAGTATTGGTGAACCATTGCCGGCAACTTATAAAGTTGTTTTAGTCAGACGAACTCCAATTTCACAAACTACAGAATTAGCCAATAAATGGCCCTACAATCATATTGAAGGTATGGGTGATAAAGTCATTCTAATTCTTCAGGAAATGAAAGAACAATTGGATCGCACATTACAAATCAATGTAGGCGCTGATGAAGACCCAAATCAAGTAACACGTGATATTGTAGGTAACTCCATTGAAGCTGCTAAAAAAGCAATTGCTGCTGCATCTACGGCAGAGGAAAAAGCCAATGAAGTGCAAGACAATGCAACAAAGCTAACAGCCATTAACGACAATATTAATGCATTATCTCAAGCGGTAGATGATAAATTAGCAACTGCAAATACAGCGCTTATACAAAGTGCTGATACGTTTGAGAAAACACAAAAATTAGCAGATAACACAAAGGCATATGCGGCACAAACAGAAACCGATAAGAAAAATATCAATGATTTAGTTACAAAAGCTGATGCCATCAAGAGTGATATTAATAATAAACAAATAGCTAGTGTAGGTAATGCCAAGAAAGCGGAAGATGCAGCCAAACGTGCAGAGGTAGCAGCTGCTAAAGCTGAAGAAAT